AATAGACTTACCAAAAACTTTAATCTGGGAATTCATCATAAATTGATCTGCTAATTTTCGAATATTTTTTTGAATTCCGATAACAGACTCATCCACATCATTACCTTTACTAAATTCAACCTTGTTATCATCCTCATCTATGGTGACCATAATATTTGGACTAACAACGAAAAATCTACGGCCGGCTGTTGGATCGGTAGTTTCTGCCCCAGCATCATCAAAAATTTTCACCTGCAGACCGTTTCCCTTTAATAGAGAAAACACTCGTTCTGCTAGATCATTTACTTCAACCATTATGAAATCCTTGTTATGCTTATTTATCTGAATCAGATAAAAATCGGCAGAGGGGCATCATATGACGAAAGTGAAGTGCCATCGGATACATCGCTGTTAATTGCTGCCTGTGATTTATCGTCCCATGTTGAAATATAATCTGTCATGCGAATTGCTAAAATCATTGCCATAATCAAGTCATCCGTCTGTCCAATACGTGCTTCGAACGTATTTCCACGAGACACAAAGACCTTAAGCTCTGATAACAAGCCCTTTGAATTTATCTTCATCTTACCAGATTCAAGTAAGAATTTCAATTTAGAACATGCTTCTAATTTTGATTTATTTGTTGTAACAAATCCTGCACGGCGACCAGTGCGACCCTGAAGTCTATTCTTGGGATCATGTAACATTGTACCAGGAAAGTTTTCTTCTCCCGTGTCGCGAATAACAACTAGAGCAGCTTCGCCTAATGAATTACTTTCAACTGACCAATATATATCTCTTGCGCCTAAAGAATAGATTTCTTCAAGTATCTTCTTCATTGTGCGAACTTGTTCTTCGACCGGTGCCTTATTATTACTCCACTCGCCAACCTGAACAAGTGTAGGTAATTCAAGGATCTGAATTGCTGCATTATCTCCACCTGTTCCCATTGATGGATCAAGAGATACAACATAGGTAAGCTCTGCTCTGATATCTGAAAACCAACGAACCTGTCCTGTCTTTCTAATTGGATTCTTTGGTTCAAATTGAGCAAGTTTGATTGGATTAATAAGAGTTTCTTCGAATGTAATGAATTGGCAATTATGTTCACGCAAGAATCTATCCTCGCCTAATGCTGCCAATTCAGAATCTGCCCATGCTTGATCACGTTCTGGATGACGATCCCATGTTGCCATGTAAGGACGAAAACCATTTACACCAATGGTCGTATCGTTCCCATTTGCATCGACCATCCTATTTGCACCCCACCAAATTTCAGCGAACTGATCTTCGTCTGTATTTGGTGTTGAAGTAATAATACACTTACCGCCTGTTGATAAGGTTGGTGATAGTGAAGTCCAGAATTCCTTTGCAATATTTGGTTCCACGAATGCAAATTCGTCCAAATAGACAAGTGATAATGACATGCCTCGGCCTGTATTTTCAGTTGTGGTTGTTGCAATAATACGAGAACCGTTATCAAAATCAAGTGAACGTTTGTTATATGTCTTAACACCGGCACGAATATGGTCGGGTATGGACTCATATGCATATCTAACTCTGTGCATAATTTCGTGTGCGCCATCATACTTGTTAGATGCAATAAGAATTGTTGAGTCTTCGTTAAACATAGCAAACCAGAGTAGATATCCTGCTGCAACAGTAGTCTTGCCCATCTGACGACTAACCATGTTTATTGAGCGTCTTGAAGTATGATAGTTATTGATTAAATCATATTGAAAATCAAACAATTCTAATTTCTGCCTACCTCTTATGGTATGCTGAATATACATATAATTCTGCATAAAGAATGTAGGACCTGTTACAGGATCCATACATGCTCTCAATTCGTCAATCTGCTCTTTGGTATATGATACCTTTTGATATGCACGCTTGACTAATTTGTCGTCTTGATATATTGCCATAAATTACCAGCGACTTTCTCCGCGTTCTGGCTCATAATAATCTTGTTCTGGTGGTTCAGCATTCGCAGCCTTGTTGTCAAAGAGTGAACCTACCAACTTCTTATAAAATTCTGGATCTAGCAATTGCTTCATGGCACCGGGAGTAATCATCTGGTGTGCATCTTGCAGAAAATGTGATTTACCATCAATTAAAAATTCCATACCTTCGGAAAATGTAACTAATGCTACTTCTGGATCTCCCACGGATAGGTTGGAACTTGATGTATAGGTTGGACTATCAGTTTTATGATTCCATCCCGTTGGGGTTTCAACTTCTTCCCATTCAGTGCCAGCAGAGGCCTTAACATCAACATCAAATCCCACGTCGTGAACCTTTCCATCATTGCCCATGGCTTTTCCGGCCATATTAAAGCCACCATCAAAGGTGGCAGTGTCGTCGTCAACATAGCAATCACCACCCCAATCTTGCATTTCAAGATTGGAGACTTGCTGATCTTCAGTTAAGTTTTTTTTTTGGATACGTCATCTTTCTTTGGCTTCTTAACTAGCGCATATGTCTTACTATCAATTGAATATTCCGACATATCTTCGCCTTCGGCGCTGCGCTGGTCCATTTCTCTCTGGGCTGCGTCTTTATTGTGTTCTCGATTTTCCTTTGCTGATTCGCTAAGGAAGTTTCTATATCCATACACAAGCTCTTTATGAACTTCTGCTACCTGCATTTTCTTTTGTTCTGGATTGTCGCCCTGACGTGCGCCAGATGGACCAACCTTGGAGACTACAGGACTATCTGCACCATTTGGAAAATAATCATTTCCGGATGCATCATTGATATCATCATAACCATTTTGAAGATCAAATGCTTCCTCGAATTCCATATCGCCTGCTGAACCGTAATCTTCATCGGATCCATGACCGGCACTAGCAAGTGCTTCGGCGTCGGCGGACATATCATCTGGGCCATTCATCATATCAAATGCGCTATCGTCAGGAAAGAAATCACTTTCAAGGCGTTGCATAATAGCGTCGTGTTCTTCTCCCTCAATACCCTGTTCTGCCATTTCTCTAGAAAGCACATCAAATGCTTCTTGTGGTTCGACGTAAGAGTTCATAAGGTCGGAGAATCTTGAATATTGTTGATCATAAATTAAATCAGACACACCGCTCTCCATTGCACATGCAACATCTGCTGTTGCCGGATTTGTTTGCTGGCACGAATCAACGGCCGGAACTGACTCTGTGGCCATTCCCTGCGATTGATCAAATTCTGCGTAATCTTGATTACGACCCACTGTTCCGGCCGTTTGCATTTCAGATTCCGATCCTTCCCTCATGGCATTGCTTAATTGTTTTGTGCCAGTATCAGCCTTATTGAAGTCCTTGGCAACACTTTGATCGATTCCAACTTTCTTAGCGAATTCTGGATTATGTGCTGCTGCGGCCATTGTACGGGCTTGCTTTTCTGATGTTGATTTTTCGTTTAAACCAGGAACTGCCATTACGCTTTCCATAAGGTTAATTAATTCTCTCATGTTTTTCATAGCATTCCCACCTTCATTAAGTTAGGCTTCTTAATTCTGCCGAATAACCCAACATCATCTTTCTTCAAATTCTTTGGATCATTAAATCCATCATACCCCTTTGGTAGTGTGGAATGATCAGTCTTTGCAGCAGGACTTAGTGGGTTCTCGACTGTTACAACTTCTCGTTCCTTACGAACTTGTTCTAGCTCCTTAAGGAAACTTGTGTTGTACTTCTCGCCATAAGTTTCTGCTGCGGCACCTTCTACTTCTTCATAATCACTGCCAAGACGTGTCTTATATTTCTTTCTATATTCTTCTGAATTTCTATCTAGGTAAAGATCTGTCTCAATCTGACGTGGATCATTTTCTGAATATACTGCAAGGCATGCTGGCGAAATTCCAACGCAATTGCAAATATATGTTCTTAGAAAATCTAATGAACCAGGATAGGCTAATACTAAATCGCAAATGAATACTGCTGTATTCTTTACATTAGGAAAGTCTAATGGACTTTCTTGTATTGGTGTTTTTCTAAATGATGATGCTGACTTTAGATCGTACTTAGCTAAGCCAGCTTCAAGTTGATCAATCATAACATCGGTCATTTCATTCACGGCAAATTTCAAGACATACTTATATTCTGTCTTGACTTCGGCAACGTAAGTAGCAAATGATTTCTTATCTGTCATATCTGACTCCAGTGTTACGACTATTTATCAGAACTTTGGGTTTTATTGGAGACTATATATTTGAGAAGTTCATTTCTATCAAATTCTCCACCACCTGCGTTCTTACGTTCACCATTACCCTGGTCTATGTCAATCTGTTCAGCGCGAACCTTCTTTAGCTGTAGATCGATCATTTTTAGTTTTCTTTCAGCCTTCGCATTCTTTGCTTCAAGGGCAGTCTTGAGCATTTGTCCTGCGACTTCGTATATTTTACCAGCATGTAAGTCTGGGACATTACCGCCAAGCATACATAGATCTTCAAACTTACTTATAGCTCTCTTTGCTATATCGTCCATTTCACTATCGTGCATATCTAAACCGGTCACGGTAGGCAATGCAAGATCCACTCTCTCAGCAGTAGTTAGGGCAGAATATATTTCTCTAGCTTCTATCATTAGTTGTTCTTTAGATTTTGCAGGCAAGTCTTCTTCTACCGCCGCCACAATGGTGGGAGGTAAATTAAAAAAATCTTCCATTTTGTGAGTCACACCAAAATCTCCTTATCGCACCAGGTGCGTTTACCATTGATATTTTTCCAAGTTTTACCCCTTTCCTTTAGGATTATTGAATATATTCGACTCCGTCATAACCCTGAAACCCATGCCATGATTTTGTGCAAACGCTTGTGCTGCTTGCCATTTGAAAGTATTCAATGCGACTGCTGCCTTAGCCCTTTGACTTTTTGCCTGTTCAAGGAACGTCTCTTTGGCTGGCTTTACCTCAATAATCTCTGCCTTCTGATTACCTTTAGCGTCTACATAAGTTACAACAAAATCTGGCACGTACACGGTATATTTACCAGTAAATGGATTCTTGTACGGTATCTTTATGGATTCACTAGCCCAACTGGTTATATTAGGATTAGCATCAAACATAACCATGACTTTATGTTCCCAAGAGGATCTAAAAATAATGGGATACACGCCTACATATTTTTCTGGGTGGGCCGGCTTATATGTACCCTGTACGTATGAATTGCTCATACTAAGACCTTATTTGACGTGCTTGTAAGCTATACCTATTTTCAGCTGAGGTTACTGTGCCGACCTGATTTCCCGGATCTCTAAGATTATTCAATGCTCTATAAGAGTTAGGGGCGAACATAAGTTTTCCATCTGCTGATACCTGCTCCAACATTTCCTGGGGTGTAATTCCCAATTGTGCTGCCATATCTATTGCCAGGCCGGTCATTGTATCAGCGTAAAGTGGTCCTACTCCCCTAGAGAGGAAATAACATTTT